TCATTGCCAGTACTCCTCATTGTCACGGTCTCTCCATGTGAGCCATATAAACTCATAGACGAACGGGATAAATGCTTCAAAAAACAGTTTCCACTGCTCATCATAAAATCCTGTCGATTTATCAACCATCAGTTCTATTGGATGCTGCCTTTTTGGTGGTCGGCTTACTCCTGACAGCCTTTCGAATTGAATAATTAATTCTTCTTCGTCGATACATCTGCTCAAAACAGCAATGAAGCGGGGATTCAAAAGCATTTCTGGCATTATTCGGTTAATCATTCAGTACTCCGTAACGTTTTCCTGTCGCCACGCTTCGTCATATTCCGATTTCGGCATATTGGCGATGTAGTTGTATGGGGATGCACCTTCCGTTTGCAGGAACTGGTGAGACTGCTCATCAAGAAATAGCGGTACGCCACCTTCCCATCCTTCCCCGTTACGCTGCTTCTCCAGCATTAAAACAGATGCGGGTGCAGCAAGAAGCTGCTGGTCTTTATCGTTAATCTGCTCTCCAGCATAAACGCGCTGTAACGCTCTCTCGCGAGCTTTATTGCGCCAGATGATAAACAGGTTATCTGTGAGGTCTGTAATCGCTCCTGAGCCTTTTACGTCCATTTTCCCGGTGGGTTTCTCCTCGCTATCTCCTTTCCTTGAGTGAGTAACGAGAATGATGTGGGAATTGGTTTTGTTTTTGAAATCGCACAACGCATCAACAAACGCTTTCTGTCCGTTGTAGTCGTCATCACCGATCCCGCATTTCATAAGGCTGTCGATAATGAATAACTGGATACCGTAGCGTCTTCTGGCGTATGTGAAGATTTCAATCAGGCGTTCAGCCTTCGCTGTACCTGTCAGGCCAAATAACCAGAGCCGGTCATCGTAAAACTTAAATGCTGATTCGATTTCCAGTACTGGTGGCATTTTGCAGCATGTAGACTGCCGGGTCAGGCGTTTAAGCAAAACCCCAGGCTTCAGTTCAAGCGATGCGACGCATGTTTTTACCCCCTGCCTCATGGCCTCAAGTGCCATATGCCCGACAACCTCCGTTTTTCCATGACCGTTCACGCCATTGACAAGAGTTAACTCCGCCTCACGGAACTGGAAGTTGTAAGCCAGCGTTTCCCACGGTGGGTTAAACAGATACTGCTGCTTGCCGTAGAAAGCATTGACGGTGTCCTGAAAAAACTCACGGGCGCTGTAAAGTTCTTCGGGGTCGAAATATGACGCTGTCCCGATGTACTGCCAGATTTCATCCTCGGTGACGCCGTTCATCAGGCATTCGTTGATATCTTTGTGTGGCAGTATAACCAGACGGCAGCGATGTTCACCCAGTCGGCTTGCGATTTCCCTTGCTGCTTCACGCCCGACATCGTCAACGTCCATCGAAATGAATATTTCTTCAAACCTGTCGAGGTTGTGGTATTCGAACTCAATCCACTGTTGCTTGGCGCCTTTCCCGCCACCGAAAGGGACAGATAGCGCCGGTATTCCGTATTGCGCATAGCTCATGCAATCAATTTCGCCTTCGCAAAGTATAACCGCCCTCACGCCAGCATCGAGAGCCTGCCACCCGAACAGGCAAGGTTCACAGTCACCTTCTGCCATGATGACTTTCTTCCCGTCCGGACGTTCAGTACTGATTCGCTTGACCTGCAGCAGCTCGCCATCGCGTTTGTACGGAAACACCAGGGCACTCAGTTCACGTTCGCCATTCCAGACCTTTCCGCTGACAACCTCGTATCGCTTCGCGACTTCAGGCGATATGCCCCGCGATTGCAGGTACTCAAGATGTGATTCTGTTCTGGTAACGTAGCGGGCGATTTTCTTGCGGTCAGGTCTGGAGAATCTCTTCTCACGTCTGGCGTCGAAATGGTGATCGTCCTCCCTGATGCCGAGAAATGCCTTCGCTTCCTGCATGGCCTGATGCAGGTTAATTCCACGACACGCCATCCACAAATCAAGCATGTCACCGCCGTCTCCCTCAGCGAAATCAGCCCATTTTTTCTTGCCGCTAAGGTTAACCTTCAGACTGTTCCCCTTGTCGCCGTTGACGTTACCAGCAACCCATTCATGCCCGTCTTTCTTGCCGTTTGGCAACAGGTGCGGAGCCACCCTGTCAACCTGCGCCCATAGCAGGTCGCTGAGTTCACTCGGTGTCATAATTCCCTCAGATTGAGATTTTTAAACCAGAAATCGACAAACGAAATACTTAACCAGCCGTGGTTATAACCAGCGACCAGTAGCGATTTGATTTTTGATTTCATGGTTCACCTGTCGAAAAACACGTAGCCAGTTTTCGATACGGTGATTGCGGATGATGGTTTGGATTGTGGTTGAATGGTTTCTGGCTTCTCGTCGTTCCAGCGTTGACCGTTCAGGTAGCTCGATGGTAACAACCTGTCGAATCCGAACTGCTTACCGTTCCTGCACGCGATATCTTCTGCCAGCATTGTGGCAAACTCGCTTGCCGTCCCCCTGGTGGTTTTACGCCACTCCCTGAACTGTGTTCTGAATGCCGAAGCTGCGTTTTTCTTCCCGGCTTTCCGCATTCCAGCACACCAGAAAATTTCCTCGAATGCCTTGTCGGTTTCTTCGTGATGGCCAGATGATTTTTCACACTTCGTCCGAACACTTTCGGACATAATGTTTTTATCTTGTATTTCTTTCTTTTGAATAGTGTCTTTTGTGTCCCCCTGTTTTGAGGGATAGCACTCCCTCAATTTGAGGGATGTTTTATCCCTCGTTTTAGGGGATTTTCCCTCATTTTGAGGGATGCGCCATTCTGATATGTTTTTATTTGGTCCAAACATGCCGCCTTGCTGCTTGATAATATTCATTCTGACGAGTTCTAACTTGGCTTCATTGCACCGTTTGACGGGTAACTTTGTAATCTCGCTAAGTTGAGAATCTGTGATTCTGTCCATTGGTTTATTCCACCCATAGGTTTTACGCAGAATGGCAAGCAGCACTTTAAAATGTCGCTTGGTCAGATCTGCGCCTGAATAAGCTTCAAGCAGCATATTTGATAGTCTGGCGTAACCATCATCGAGATCTGCCACATTACGCTCCACGACCGGCTCTAACGGTCTGTAGTCTGCTAACTTAACGACGCCCATGTTTCACTCCTGCTTTGGCTAGTCTGTAAACACCAACAAGGCGCTCTGCGAACGCCCTGTTATTTGCTGCGGCTACCACTAATCCCTCAGGTGAATCAGGGTGTCGAATCTCTTCTTTTTCCTGGTATTTCTTACGACGTTTTGGCATAATTACTCCTGTGGATTGATCCAGTAATTCCGTCAGAATTGCATATCGATTTGCTCAGAACGCCCGGTCTTGCACGCCGGGCGTTTTTTATTTCCCGGCATAACAGCTTCCACTGCCTGTCTTGCCACTTCCCTGATTAAGCTCGTCTCCCATACCTTCTCCAGAAGAACGAACGTCACAGCCATATCCTGAATGTTCAGGCGACTTACTTTTGAATCAGACCATCCCGCCATCTTTGCGAAATTTGTCTGACCCATTGATACGAGTCTGGCGCGAAGCTCTGTTTCCACTTCGCGTATCTTTTTGCTGTGATTTGTGAGTTCCATTACTTAGTATTTCCTGTAGTTAATAGTTAGTTGTGGCTATGCGCACTGGCGCATAAACCTGTGGTTGATTTGTTATCTGGAGTTCGCTTTTCAGCGACGTAGGACGAATGTCCGTTGTGAGTGGTGTTGCTTACGCAGCCTTTGGTGGAAAAAGATCGTCTATGGTTAGTTCATAACCGTATTCTTTGAACGCATTGATAAAAGCGCGACAAAGATTGATATCCATTCCCCTTCTGCCTGTCTCGTAATGACAAACTGCACCACGCGTACAACCGAGTACTTTCGCAAGATCTTCCTGCGTTAAACCGAAGCGCTCGCGAAAATTGCGAATATTATTCATAAGCTCCTCCTTACCAATAAGTATACACATCGTATTCAATATCGCAATACATAGTTTACGAATTGTGACTGTTCTTGTTTGATACAAATTGTATAATTTAAGGATGAAAATGAACTGGTATGACATAGCGAAGCAAAGGATTGATCAGCTTGGATTGAGTCAGGATAAAGTTGCTGAACACCTTGGTGTAACCAAAGGTGCTGTTAGTCATTGGCTTAACGGGAGAAGGAACCCATCAATACAAGAAATTGGAGCTATATTTCAATATCTTGGCGTTACAGACGCGAGGTTCAACGCTGACGGAACCTTTAGCGTTGGCGAGTCAACAGAACAAAAGCCTGTTAAACCTCAATTTGAATACCCATTCTTCTCTCATGTTCAGGCTGGAATGTTTACACCAGAATTTCGAACTTTCACTCAACGAGATGCTGAGGGATGGGTAAGCACAACCAAAAAGGCCAGTGAGGCAGCTTTCTGGCTTGAAGTTGAAGGTCACTCAATGACGGCTCCAGCGGGATCACGACCAAGCTTTCCTGAAGGAATGCTGATTCTTGTAGACCCAGAAGATCCTGTAGACCCAGGTGATTTTTGCATTGCAAGGTTATGTGGTGATGAGTTCACTTTTAAGAAGCTCATCAAAGACAGTGGACAAGTATTCCTACAACCGCTAAACCCTCAGTTCCCAATAATGCCGTGTAACGAGCAATGCAGGGTTGTAGGTAAGGTTGTAGCCAGCCAGTGGCCTGATGAGATATTCGGGTGATGATGGACTGAAGGGATGTTTGGGTAACAGTGATTGTGTGAAATAGGTCGCAGAAATGCGGCCTTTTTTTCGGTTATCGATGTCACCAATGGTAAACAGTTTACCAAAAGACTTGATCTATTTGGTTTACCATGTCACTCTTGGTTAACTAACTTACCAACGGTAAAGCATTAACCATTGGTGACATCGATAACCAGGAGTTTATGATGAAGAAATATGCTATATGGAACAACAAGGGAGGAACAGGGAAAACAAGCCTGTCATTTCAAGCCATTTGCAGATATGCAGAAATTCACCCGCTTGAGCGCGTGTTGGTTATTGATGTGTGCCCACAGGCAAACTTGTCAGAGCTTTTCCTTGGGGGATTAATCGGTAATGGAAGCATAAACTTATTGACCAGGCATGATATAAATAATAGATGTACTTTGGGTGGTTACTTCCAAATGCGCCTACCGACGCCTTATCAAAAACCTATTTTTGATGCCCACGATTATTTGACGCACCCAAAAAAATTCAACGAACATATTCCAGCCAATATATCACTGATATGCGGAGACCCGCTTCTTGAGCTTCAAGCAAACGCTATCAACACTCTTGCTAATCAGCAGATTCCTGGAACAAATGCATGGGTAAGCATCATTGATTGGATTAATGATCTGATTAAAGATCTAAATGATGAGTACGATGTTTTGTTTATTGACTGTAATCCTAGTTTTTCAATTTATACTCAAATAGCATTAGCTGCTGTAGAAAAGCTCATCTTGCCAGTTATGGCTGATGATTCCTCTCGTCGTGCCATTCAAAACGCTTTCTCTTTGATTTATGGGTTAAAATTGCCATCTGACATCTATGCCTCCTACGCATTTGCAAACAAACTTACCATGGTAAGTAGACCACTACCAAAAGTGCATATGATCGCAAAAAACCGTCTTACACAGTATATGGGGCCTGCATCAGCCTATGCCGCAGTTCTGAAATCAATCGATAATGATATTCAGCAACTATTACTGAGCAACCCAGAAATTTTCNCAGTTCTGAAATCAATCGATAATGATATTCAGCAACTATTACTGAGGTTCTACTTCGAAAATGTTGAAGAGGGAGTGGTAAATATTAAAGATTTTCAGACAACTGGTGTTGTTGCCTTTGCTAAAGGGTGTCCATTTTCGATCCTCCCAACAGGCAGTGTACGAGTTATGAACAGGAGGGTAAAAGTTAATGCCCCATATAAACAATCTTGCCTAGAGGCCATTGATAAAATGGTGGTTAAACTATAAATCAACCAACCCGGCCCTGCGCCGGGTTTCCTTTTCTTGCCGATCCCTACGTCAACCATTCGCCAGCCAATGTAACTAATTGATAATTAAGACAACACGTCGCTATTTCATCCATTTGCCCGCCACTTTGTCCCACCCAGATACCTACTCTTTCGGCAGCGTCAGAACATCAATAGCCAGTTCTACAGCCAAGTCCACATCCTCTTCCTGCCACAGTACCTGAATCATCTCAATCAGGGCCTCACGCGAAGGTTCGCGCTGCTCTACCAGTACCTGCATAACTGCCGTTCCCAGAACCTCCACCACCTGCGGGTGAAGCTCCGCGAAGAACTCTTCCTCACTTTTCACACAGATTCATCGCTCATTTTTTGTTCAGAACAGTATGACATAGAGGATTTATAAAAATAAATCACTTTATAAATCAACATATTGTAAACAAAACCGCGAATAGGATACAGAATGTATTTGCATTGATGTTTACTATACGTATACTAACTACATCAACAGGACGCACTACTCACCAGGACGGTGAAAATACAACGATTCAGTGATGAATCTACGCGGCTGAAAAGCCGGAACGACCAAAGTGAGCTTTGGGGTGAATGCAGAAGCTAACCTTCTCGGCGGAGGCGCTTGGCAATGAGTACGCGACCGGAGTTAGTCGCCCGGCTGTATTCACCACCAAAGTTCATCAGGAGGTCACTATGACACGCAGAACAGCTTTCAATGGTTCAGCAGCAGGTCGTCGCCGAGAACGTCGCGCTGCGCTTCAGAATGAGACTACAGCCAGTTCAGAAGTATTGCACCGCCCCACCCTTAGCCGTGTACAGATTCAGGCCAAAGGAAAACATGAAACGCCAAAACGTATTGAAGACGCAAAATCACTTCAGTTCATGGCGAAAGATGCATTCTGGCAACTGGAAGAATATAGACGCCATCTGGAGCGGGCAGCCATTGTGTACGCAAATGAGTTTGGTCACAAACCTGCTGAAACTGGCGTGTGTTTACCAGATGTTGCGATCTACAATGCTGGTTACAGAGGAGCAAAGTATGTAACTGCGAGATAATTACAGGAGTATTAACTTGAAGAGCACAGTCAGCTACACAGCCATGCGAGTAAAACAATATGGTGGCGTCCCTTCAGTAGAAGTTCAGTGTATAGATTCACGCACCAAAATAAAATCTGATTGTTTAATTCTGTTCAAAACACTTGATGAAGTAATCTTCCTGGGAGCAGAAAACCTACACCCTCTTATAAAAGCAGAAATGAGACAGTGCGCACTAAATGCACTACAGGAAGGAAAAGGGAAATTACAAATAGAAGCAAAACAAACTTTAACAGAACTTGAAAGCAGCAGAAAAAGACAAGCCAATAGAGCAAGACAGTTCCATGATGCTATAGCCGGATGGAGTAGAGAATTACTTTCATTAAACGTTGATATTCAAAGAGGACTGGATACTCCAACAATAAGGTCGAGAATAGGAACTTTAGCAGAAAGCATGGAAAAACTTAAACCTAAAAAATAGTCTGCAAATACTTTTTTAGTATAAAACATTTCATCTAATCAGGTCGCAATGCGGCCTTTTTTATTGCCAAAATTTAAGGAATAACAACATGACCAAAGAAATTGTGACATTCAAGGGATTTAACAAAGACCTAAAGTGCCGTGGCTTTCAGTTTGCAATCGGTGAAACCTTCCATCACGATGGAAAAGTAGAGGCTTGCGGTTCTGGATTTCACGCCTGTGAATGTCCTTTCGATGTTTTCAGTTATTATCCGCCGGCAGAAAGCCGCTATGCGGAAACAATATCTTTTGGTATTACAGACAGTGAAGAAGGAGGTGACACTAAAATAGCCAGTTCCAGTATCACAATTAAGGATGAGTTAACGCTTCCACAGTTCATTCAGCGTGGTATTGAATGGATTTGGAGCAAGATAGATAAGTCGCTTGAGCAACAGATCATATCTGGCAACTGGTCAGCAGCAACCAACACTGGCAACCGGTCAGCAGCAGAAGTGTCTGGATCGCAATCCGTAGCGGCATCACTCGGAATAGAAGGAAAAGCCAGGGCATCTGAAGGCGGAGCAATTGTACTTTGCTATCGCGATGAAGATGGCGAGTTAATTCATATCCGCGCCAGCAAGGTTGGCGAGAACGGTATTATGCCGGATACCTGGTATCAACTGGATGAAGATGGTGAGTTTGTAGAGTGTGAGTGATGCACTTAATGCGGATTCTGTGATTCCGCATTGCGAGCAATATCGCTCGTAACCAAACGAGGACGACGACTCGTTCTGGTTAATCGAAAAATCATCCCTTGATGTTATTTGCCGCTCGTAGTCAGGGCGGCTTTTTTATCGCATATCCACAGCGCTTCATATCGAGGCGTTTTCGCTATGCCAATAAATAAAAATGGAGAATCCCACGATGACATTTGCTATCGCGGGCGGTGCCGTCATGGGTATCGCCCAACTTAATGAATCACTTTTAGAGCGTATAACCAGAAAATTACGGGCCGGATGGAAACGTCTCGGTGAAATTCTTAATCAGCCAGGAGTGCCACGCCATGACCATTACGCCTGTTAATGGAACAATTCTTGTTCAGCAAGGAAACAGGGAGTTCAACAAGCTATATGAGAAAGTATTTCCGGATACAAAACAGGGAATGTCTGATGCGTATACATGGGCTGCCGGAATAGCTCTTGGTTGGGATAAGTGGCAGGACGAAGAATGGGAGGCGCGTCATGTTGCATGATTTTGATGATGAAGAATTTATTGCTCTCATTTCTCCTGAAATTGATGAGGAAGTGGAGCAGCAAATTAACTTAGCCGCAGAACGGCAGAATCCGGTTATTAGCTGGGATGAATTTGCGGGGTATTACTCATGAATCTGGATCAGTTAGATGAACCGTTCGCAGCTGAAGATATTGAGTGGCGAATACAGCAAAGCGGTAAAACACGCGATGGCAAAGTGTGGGCTTTGGTGCTGGCTTATGTCACAAACAGGGCAATCATGAAACGCCTGGACGATGTTTGCGGCAAAGCAGGATGGCGCAATGAATACCGCGATATTCCCAACAACGGTGGCGTTGAATGCGGCATATCAATCAAGATTGATTCCGAATGGGTAACCAAATGGGATGCTGCTGAAAACACACAGGTAGAAGCCGTCAAAGGTGGTCGCTCCGGCGCAATGAAGCGTGCTGCCGTTCAGTGGGGAATTGGTCGGTATCTGTATAACCTTGAGGAAGGTTTTGCGCAGATATCCAGTGATAAGAAACAAGGATGGCACAGGGCCAAACTGAAGGATGGAACAGGGTTTTACTGGCTCCCTCCATCGCTGCCGGACTGGGCCATGCCAGCATCAGGCAATCAACCATCACCAGAAAATACCAACCAGAAATCACCATCGGTTGACTGCGAGCAAATCCTGAAAGACTTCAGCGATTATGCAGCGACAGAAACTGACAAGAAAAAACTCATCGAGCGTTATCAGCATGACTGGCAATTATTGGCTGGTCACGATGATGCGCAGACAAAATGCGTTCAGGTAATGAATATCAGAGTTAACGAACTAAAACAGGCGGCATAAATGGCTAGTAGAGGCGTAAATAAGGTGATCATCTTAGGCCGGGTCGGACAAGACCCGGAGGTTCGTTATTCACCATCAGGGACGGCGTTCGCTAACCTGACAGTCGCTACATCAGAGCAGTGGCGAGATAAACATACTGGCGAACAAAAGGAGCAGACTGAATGGCATCGTGTTGCCGTAGTCGGGAAACTTGCTGAAGTCGTAGGGCAGTATGTGAAAAAAGGTGATCAGGTTTATTTCGAGGGAATGCTGAGAACCAGAAAGTGGCAAGACCAGACAGGGCAAGACCGCTACACCACGGAAGTCCACGTTGGCATTAATGGCGTGATGCAGATGCTAGGCGGCACTGGTGACAGCAAACAGCAAGCAGCCAGTAAGCAGCCGCGGAAACATCAGCAATCAGCGCCCCAACACAGCGAACCGCCGATGAACTTTGATGACTCAGACATTCCTTTTTAGGAGTAAGCATGAAGACCTGTTCCAGATGCAATCAGCAGAAGGAAGAAAGGGACTTTCAAATAAGAAGAGCATCCAATGATGGATTAACTGCCGCATGCCGTGTTTGCCTTGCTGAGTACGACAAAGAGCGCGCGGGATTGCCACATCGAGTATCGGCCAGGAGGGATTATCAATCCTCAGATCGCGGTAGAGAACGATGTAACGCAGCCAAAAAGCGGTTTATTAAGCGCAACCCATGGAAAAGAAAAGCCCACATAATCGTGGGCAATTTTTTGCGCGATGGGAAGCTAACTCGACCATCACGGTGCGAGTGCTGCGGATCCGAATGTAAACCTCAGGCTCACCACTGCGACTACGGTAAGCCTACCGATGTGATGTGGCTATGCAAATCCTGTCATGTCGAATGGCATAAACATAACAAACCAATCTATCCGGACGAGGCACCGGTAACTCTTCCCTTCCCTCGTCACGCTATCCACGCCATTTAATCAGGAGCATCAAATGTCGGCACCTCTCACCGGGGCGGGATATCTGCGCCCACCAAAGCGATCCGGCACTAAAGAAGAGGTGCTGGCTCGTTGCTTTTCAGCTATCGCTAATGACGATTTCCAGAAGCCGACCATGGAAGACAGGCTTCTGGAGTTGCACGAAAAGGAAGTCTGGTACGCCAACTTAGAAGCGTCATTCAGGCCGGGATGGGTGGTAGTTGGACCTGTAGAACCTGATTACGTTGATGACCGTATGCGTAAGTATCGCGGTCGTTACGGACAAGTAAGGAGCGACTGATGAAAGTCTGGAGCATAGAAGAACTATCAGCGCTCATGCGCTACACCAACGCAGAAGTAGCAGAGATTACCGGTCGGAGTATCGAAGAGGTCGGAGATAAGCGGCTGGCTGTGAATATTGAGCGCAACAGGTGGGATGTGAGAAATCCTGAACGGGAGGAAGCATGACTGATTACACCGGAAGTAACACGCCAGCAGATCAGCGTGATTTGTGGCGTACACCACCGGCACTGTTCGCAGCAATGGATGCTGAATTCTGCTTTCAACTTGACGCAGCAGCAGCGCCGCACAACACGCTGTGCCGGAAGTTCATCACCGCCGAGCAGAACACGCTGGAAACATCCTGGGCTGATTATCTGAATGTACCTGGCTACGTCTGGCTAAATCCACCTTACAGCGACATCACACCTTTCGTGAAAAAGGCGGCCGCCGAGAGCAGAAATCAGATCGGTACGGTGATGCTTGTTCCGGCAGACACTTCGGTTGGCTGGTTCAAGGAAGCTATCCAGACCGCCAGCGAGGTTCGCTTCATCACCGCCGGGCGGCTGGCATTTATCAACCCGGTCACCGGTAAGCCAGTCAGCGGCAATAACAAGGGAAGTATGCTCATCATCTGGCATCCGTACCCGCGCACACACTGCCACTTCGCAACTGTGGAGCGGGACGAGCTAATGACTTTCGGAGCGAAACTTCTCGCTCGACGGGAGGCAGCATGACGCTAACCAAACGAATCACAAGGTCGCTATGTCGGCCTTTTTATTTTCTCGCGTTCACCTTCAACCGAATTAACCGACAGTTCATGGAGCACTGATTATGAGCGGAAAAAATAGCATGAAGTGCTTATTTGGGCTTCATCATTGGAATGTTATCCAGCAGACAAAAAAACAATATTACAGAACAGAATCATCGATAGAACCTTATTTAATAACCTTCCTTTTTGTTAGTCGCTGTGATCATTGCGGGAAGATTACTTACAAAGAAATACGCTAGGAAGAAGGTATAAATCATGACATCAGAAATCATCGATCAGGCCAGCGCTCTCGAAGAGATGATGCGCGACCATGCTATTCAGGCTCACAGACTCAACCACTCAGCAGTATCAGCAACGCACTGTGAGGAATGCGGGGATCTACTCAGTAACGAGCGCCGGAAAGCGTATCCGGGATGCACGATGTGCGTTAGCTGCCAGGGTGAGCAGGAATTGCGGAATAAGCAGCGAGGTGGGTGATGGCAGCCTATTACAACGAGATTGATTCGTATGCAGCGCAATGGCTGCGGAACCTGATCGCCGGCGGTCATATCGCACCGGGCGAAGTTGATGAAAGGAGTATTGAAGATGTCACACCTGACGACCTGCGAGGATTCACGCAGTGCCACTTTTTCGCCGGAATTGGCGTCTGGTCACATTCCCTCCGCCTCGCAGGATGGCCTGACGATAAGCCAGTCTGGACAGGCTCCTGTCCGTGCCAGCCTTTCAGCGCGGCAGGCAAAGGCGATGGGTTTGCTGACGAGCGGCACTTATGGCCCGCTTTCTTCCACCTCATCAGCGAGTGCAGACCTCAGCACGTCTTTGGCGAACAGGTTGCAGCAGGTAACGCAAATGTATGGTTCGACCTTGTACAAGCAGACCTGGAAGGAATGGGATACGCCTTCGGGCTTGTGCCGTTTACGTCAGCGGGCATCGGTGCGCCGCACATTAGAGAGCGAGCTTACTGGGTGGCCCACGCCAGTAGCGAATACGAACCCGCAGCCAGAAACGAAGCGGGGCTTGCAACATGTCTCCGGAGCGGCGCGGCTGTCGGACTGGCCAACTCCGCAGGTGAGCAATATCACCAACGCGACGACCGTGCAAATGAGCGGGGATGGTCGAGCAACTCCGAACAAAATCGGGTGGGCAGCGGCGTTGGCGGGATGGGTTACGCCAACAACTCGCGACTGGAAAGACACATCAGGAATGACAGCGCAGCGGGATGGGAAAGAACGACTGGATCAGTTGCCGAGGCAGGCTTACACAGCAGGCCCCTTGAGGTTAACGGTTTTTGGCGAGATGCGGACTGGCTCTTTTGTCGAGATGGGCAATGGCGTCCAGTTGAATCCGGCACATTCCCGCTGGTTGCAAGGTTTGCCAAAAGCCTGGGACACGGCAAGTCCTCATTACGAGCAATGGCAGGCCGCAACCGCACAGGCCGACTTAAGGGTTACGGTAACGCTATAAACGCACAGGCGGCAGCCGCTTTCATTGGTGCTTACATGGAGACTGCCAATGTTCCAGCTAATTCAACGGGGCCAGATATACGCTGACCAGCATAACTGGCTCGTCATCATCCACTCAGTCACATCACAGATAGTCCGCTACTGGCGACAAGGCCGGGTCAACACCGCTTCAATCGACCGCTTTAACCAAGATTTCGAATATCTCGACTTTCACGAGGCGAGACGTATTCGTGCCGAACTTGAAACTAGCGAACACATTAAATCGCTACGTGCAATGCAGCGCGTGGCATGAGGAGAGAGTATGGCTTTTGTATCCGTTCGAGAATTCGCCATTAAAGCGCTCGGCAGAGAGGCCGAGCAGCCAAACGTAGTGTTCAGAATTTCCAAGTCAGGATCAGCTAATGGAAGATTTAATAAATCCTGCCCGTTTGGCGGTCATCGCGTCGACTTTCAAATTGATGAGCATTCAAAAAAAATTCGGGTCAGAGCTGATGATTCTGGCCTGTCAGTACATAAAGGGACAGGACAGTTTTCCGCGTCAAAGGAGGTATTTAAAATTCTTGGCCCTCAGAAGATTTTTATTACCGAGTCGGATGACGGTTGGTGGTATGGAAGCTACGACTGACGCAACTGATAGCCAGTTATGAGCTGGCTATTGGGTGCGAATGCACTGCCACGTTATCCCCCCATTTGCCCGGTTCGCCGGGCTTCTTTTTGCCTGGAGACACCCATGAGCGAAATGACCTTAATCGTGCCCAACGACTGGGTAACCGAAGAGAAGCTCGTCGAGATTACCGGCCTTCGTCCGGGCACTATCGAGCGGGCCCCGTTTTAAGTTTTNCCGGCCTTCGTGGCTTTTGAACTGGGGGCCCAGAAGACGGAAATCAAAAATTGCTGGATGATCGGACGGGAATACCTGCACGTTTCCCCGGACGGTGTGCCGAAGAAGAACAGCGAATGCATGTACAACAGAAAGGCTGTCGACCAGTGGGTTGAGAGCATGTCAAAGAAACAGCCTGGTGCGCGCCAATGAAGATCCGTTTATGCTTAGCAGGCTCTTGGACGTCAGGAGGGAATAATGGCTAAGTCAGCATACCCAACAGGCGTGGAGAACCACGGCGGAACGCTCCGCATATGGTTCATCTATAAAGGTAGCCGGGTGCGCGAAAGCCTCGGAGTGCCTGATACATCAAAAAATAGGAAGGTTGCAGGCGAATTGCGTGCGTCAGTTTGCTTTGCAATAAAGACTGGTAACTTCAACTATGCAGCTCAGTTCCCTGACTCACCGAACCTGAAGAAATTCGGAGTCGAGAATAAAGAAATTACTGTGCTCGAGTTGGCGAACAAGTGGCTTGAGTTGAAGCGGATGGAGATCAGCACCAATGCGATGTCGCGCTATTCATCAATAACGCGCAACATGGTGCCGAGAATTGGTGGGGACAAACTGGTATCTGCTGTGACGCAGGAAGACCTGCTGTTTATCAGGAAGGAGTTATTAACCGGTTATCACGTATTGAAGACAGGACAGAAAACGCCGATAAAAGGTCGGTCTGTCAGAACGGTCAACAACTACATGAGAACGATGTCAGGAATGTTTAACTTCGCTGCGGACAGTGGTTATGTTAAGGCAAATCCGTTTAGCGGTATTTCCATGCTTAAACGGTCACGTACTGAACCAGATCCCCTCACACGAGAGGAGTTCATCAGACTCATTAACGCATGTACTCATCAACAACTGAAAAACATGTGGTCGCTGGCAGTGTACACGGGAGTTAGGCATGGGGAACTGGTATCGCTGGCATGGGAAGATATCGATCTGAAAGCAGGAACGATGATGATCCGTCGCAACCACACTTTAACGAAGGAGTTCACCCTTCCAAAAACTGAGGCCGGAACGGACCGTATCATAAACCTAATTCAGCCAGCCATCGATGTGCTGAAGAACCAGGCTGAAATGACCAGGTTAGGAAAGCAATATCAGGTTGAGGTGAAACTGCGTGAATATGGTCGTGCTGATGTGCATCCATGCACATTCGTTTTCAACCCACAAATAGTATCGCGTAATGGCCGTGCCGGGCATCATTACGCAGTAGGGTCGATCAACCAGTCGTGGGAGGCGGCAATGCGACGCGCCGGAGTTCGCTATCGCAGAGCATACCAGTCACGACACACTTACGCATGCTGGTCGTTAGCTGCCGGTGCTAACCCGAACTTCATCGCGAAGCAAATGGGCCACACCGACGCTCAAATGGTTTATCGGGTATATGGATCCTGGATGGCTGAAAATAACCAGGACCAGGTACTCATCCTCAACCAGAAATTGAGTGATTTTGCCCCATCCATGCCCCACGCGATGGGATCAGATGGGTATTAA